TTCGGCGGCGGCGGCGGTGGCGGCGGCGCACTGGTGGTCACAGCAACATTGGTAGATGGTGTGCTTATATGCGGCACGACAGCAGGAGAGATGTGGGCGGCAATCAACGGCGGTCAAAACATCATTATTTCGATTGCCGATTCCGTTGCGTGGCCTGTAATTTATGCCGATGCGGGTTTCAACTTCTATGTTTGGAACGGTGATTCCGCTATGGCATTTACTGCGGCAACCGCAGACGATTATCCCGCGGGTGGAGATTAATCCGCACAAACTGAAGCGGTCCTAAAAGGAGAATGCCATGAAAAGCTTTTGGAAAGCGGCCCTCATCCGGGCGTTGCGTACCGTGTGCCAGACGGCTATCGCCACCATCGGCACGACGGCTGTGCTGGAGGAAGTGAACTGGCTGCTGGTGGGCAGCTCCGCGGTGCTGGCCGGACTGCTGTCGATTCTGAACAGCATCGCCACCGGGTTGCCGGAAGTGGAGGACTGATATGGGAGTTCCGAGGGGAACCACGCCGACACTGGTACTGACGTTTGACGACAAAGACCTTGACCTCCGTGAGGCCAGCCACGTCTACGTCACGTTCAATGTGGGCGGCGAACCGATGACAAAATCCGACAACGACCTTGAAGTGGACGAGCGGCAGATCAACGTGTATCTCACCCAGTCCGACACCCTTGCCTTCCCCAACGGCAAGATCAAGATGCAGGCCAACTGGGTATATCCCGACGGTTCAAGAGGCGCGTCCGACGTGACGAGCGTGGAGTTCACGCAGCAGTTGTTAGGGAGTGTATTGCCTTGAAAGTATTTGTACCGGCCAACGCCTCCGGCCCCGGTACGGTAAAAATGACGGTGTCCACGCAGCCGTCCGTGGGCATGACGGTGGGCGCAGACATCATCCGCCCTCCTGCCACATATTCCGGCCCGCTCATCGTGACGCCGACGGAGGACACGCAGACCCTTGACACCGGCGGAAAGGTGGTCGGCGGGAACATCGTGATCGAACCCATCCCGAACAACTACGGGTTAATAACATGGAACGGGTCGGTGCTGACCGTATCGTAGGAGGTAAACATGGCACAGAATGTAGTTGTAAACAACGTGACGTATAACAACGTACCGGAGGTCAATATTCCCCTCTCGGGCAGCGGCACGGCGAAGTTCATGGACACCACGGACGCGGACGCGACGGCGGGGGATATGCTCTCTGGCAAGACGGCGTATGTGAACAGCGTGAAAGTAACGGGGAACATCACGTCCAAAGCCGCGGCATCGTACAATCCCAGCACCTCCGACCAGACCATCAACGCCAGCCAGTACCTCTCCGGCGCGCAGACCATCCGCGCGGTGACGGTGACGAACCTGACTTCCGCCAACATCGCGAACGGCGTGACGGTGAAGGTGGGGTGCTCCGCGGACGACGACTGTGTGACCAGCGTGACGGGGAGTCTGAGTGCGGCTGTCATCTCGCAGGACGGTGTGACGAAGATACTGAGCATCTCGTAAAGGAGAGAGCATGGCACAGAACGTTACCGTAGCGGGCGCATCGTACTCCGATGTCCCATCCCTGATTCTCCCCAAGACAGGTGGCGGCACGTCCTCCTTCTTCGACGTGTCCGACACCACGGCGGCGGCGGCGGATGTGGCAAGCGGGAAGTACTTCTATACCTCTGCAGGCGTGAGGACGGCGGGGACGGCGAGCGGCGGAGGCGGCGACAGACTCGTGTTAATCCAGACGACAGCCCTTGGTTCGCTGTCCACCTCCTCCTCAACCGCCACCGATACAGGCAAGACGATTTCCCTTGCGTCAACCACCGGGTGGCAGGGTTACGATTTGCTAATTGTGGTCATAAGCACAGACAGTCAGGTAAACGGCAGGCACACATCAGACGTTTCGTCTGTTTTTATCACCGGCCAAAGCGACATTGACACCAAAAACTCATATTCCGTTGCCGGTAACGTCTGGGTCACCAAGCGCAGTTCGGGCGGCGTGACATCGTCACGGTACCTCACTTCAAAGTATGGCGTTTATATCAACGCGGTGAGCGCGTCGAACAACACGCTGACGATGACGGTGTATTACCGATACAGCAGCAACAACACAGGAACGCTCAACGGCACATATACCGCGAGGGTGTACGGTATTAAGCTAATCGACCTGATAGGTGGTTAATCATGACGGCGCTTGAGAAACTGACAGAATGGTTCCGCGCCCAGATCGGGACACGGGAGACAGGCGAGAACAAGGTAGTCTACAACGAGGACTACTACGGTGCGCCGGTACAGGGTGCGCAGTATCCCTGGTGCTGCGCGTTCATCTGGGACGGTTTCCACAAGACCGGGCTTTCCTCCCTGTTCTGCGGCGGGGCGAAGACAGCCTACTGCCCCTTCGTTGTGGAGTGGGCAAGGGCGCACAACGCGTGGGTGACAGGGCAGTACAGGAAGGGCGACCTCCTTCTGTACGACTGGAACCACGACGGGGTGGCGGATCATATCGGCTTCTGCACTTACGCCGCGGACGAGTACGCCTACGCCATCGAGGGGAACGTAAATGATACGGTTGCGGAAGTAACCCGGTGGATGCCGGACATCCTCGGCGCGTACCGCCCGGAGTATGGAGAGGCGGATGACGAGAAAAGCTCGGATACCGACACTTCCCTGCCCATCGTCAAAAGGGGCGACGTGAGCGGAGCGGTGCTGTCCATCCAGATACTATTAATCAATAAGTGGGCCACATCCTGCGGCCCGGACGGAGCCGACGGCGACTTCGGCCCCAACACGGAGAAGGCGGTCAAGTCCTTCCAGAGCCATTACGGCTTAGACCCGGACGGGGTCGTGGGCGAGAGGACTTGGAAGAAGCTCTTGACATAAGGGTTAATTATGTTACCTGACTTTGAGATGATCGTCCACCAGTTCAAGGAGGACATCACCATCATCCCCATCTCGGACGTACACTTGGGGGCGAGGGAGTGCAGAGAACAGGAGTTCATGCAGTTCATCGACTCCGTCAAGGACAAGCCGAATGTCTATCTTATCCTCGGCGGCGACCTTATCAACAATGCCACAAGGTCAGGCGTGTCCAATATCTTTGAGGAGACCATGCGCCCCGCCGACCAGAAGAAGATGATGGCGAAGATCCTTGAGCCCGTCCGGGACAAGATCCTCTGCTCCGTAACCGGGAATCACGAGAGACGGAGCGGGAAGGACGCGGACGACGACCCGTGCTACGACATCATGTGCAAGCTGGATATTGAGGACAGGCACAGGGAGAACGTGGCCTTTGTCAATATCATGCTGTGCAACCGGGAAGCGGACTACATGGTCTGCGGCAAGTACCGGCCATCCTACACCCTTGTCGTGACGCACGGTTCCGGAGGGGGCAGGATGACTTCCGGGGCGGTGCTGGCGGGAGAGCGATTTGCATACGTCGTGGACTGTGACGCGCTCATCGTCGGGCACACCCACAAGCCCTTTACCACGGTATCGGGAAGGATACACATCGACACCCACAATAAGAAAGTGTCCGTCCTCCCCTTCCACGTCATATCAATGACGAGCTGGATGGACTATGGTGGATATGCCGCCCAGAAGATGCTGATGCCAAGCGTTCACCGATTGCACACGATAACGCTCAATTCAGACCACAAAGAAATAACCGTAACAATGTAGAGCCTTAGAGCCGGAGATTTAATCTTCGGCTCTTTTTTGTACGGCCGGGACACCAACGGCAAAACCGAACGGGCGGGGACACCAACCGCAGAAAGGAAAACTATGGACGAAATCATCATGGAAGAGAGCAACGGCTTTGACGACTGGGACTTGAACGACCCGGAAGAGACACCAGCTCCCGAGCCGGAAGAACCGGAAGCCGAAGAGACCGAAGCCCCGGAGACCGAAGAACCCGAAGAGACGCAGGAGGAACAGCCTGCCGAGACACCAACGGCAGAGGAAGCCCCCGAAGCGTTTGAACTCACGTTCCTCGGCGAGAAGCGGAGCGTGAATCGGGACGAGGTCATCACCCTTGCCCAGAAGGGCATGAACTACGACCACGCCGTCGCGCAGGCCAACGACAAGCTCAAGGAGTATGAGGACTTCTTCAAAGAACTCAGCCCCAACGAGAAGATCGAGGACGTGATGGACGGTGTGCTCGCACGGCTCAAGGCCCAGAGGGAAGGGATCGACGAGGGCGTGGCGTTGCAGCGCGTGAAGCTGGACAGGGAGAGAAAGGCCCTGGAAAAGCAGCAGAGCTCCGTCGCGCAGGCGAAGCAACAGGACGAGGCGAGGCAGGAATCCTTCCGCCGTTTTGCCCAGCAGTACCCCGACGTGGATGTGAAGGACATCCCGAAGGAGATCTGGGGGAAGGTGGCGCAGGGCGGGGATCTGGTATCCCTGTACGCCGAGCACGAGAACAAACAGCTCAAGCAGGAGCTGAAAGCCTTGCAGGACAAAGTGTCCGCCATGGAGCAGAACAGCAAAAACAAATCAAGATCCACAGGCAGCGTCACCACAGCCGGGAAGGCTCAGGAAAAGGACGACTTCGACTCTGTCTGGGACGACGATTAAAAGGAGTAATGAACTATGTCCATCAATCTTGCCGAAAAGGCATCCCCGAAAGTAGTTGAGCGTTTCACCCTGAAGTCCGTTACGCAGGGCCTGTCCAACGCCCGCTATGACTGGGCTGGCGTTGACACCGTCAAGGTGTACACCACCGACCTGCTGACCCTGAACGATTACGACCGCGACGAGGTCTCCACTCCCCGCTTCGGCACTCTGGAGGAAGTGGGCGATACCGTCCAGACCATGAAGGTCGAGGACGACAAGAGCTTCAACGGCGCCATCGACAAGGGCAACAACACCTCTCAGATGCAGATCAAGGCGGCCTCCCGCATCCTGCGCGAGAACACCGACAACGTGCTCATCCCCTATGTGGACAAGTACCGTCTGGACAAGTGGGCCACCAACGCGGGCATCAAGGAGTACAACGTTTCCCTGGCGAAGAATACCATTCTGGAGACCATCATGACCTCCGGCGCGGGCATGAGCAACTACAACGTGCCCAAGACCGGCCGCGTGTTCTACATCGGCGAGACCGAAGCTATCAAGATGAAGCTGGCCGACCAGGTCGTGGGCGTGGACAAGATCGCCGAGAAGGTCATCGTCAACGGCGTCATCGGCACCATCGACGGCATGCAGATCAGGATCGTTCCCGATTCCTACATGCCCACGAACTGCCTGTACATGATCGTCACCAAGGGCTGCGTGGTTGCCCCCGTCAAGGTGGAGACCTACCGCATCCTGGACGAGCACCCCGACATCGACGGCCATGTGGTGCAGGCCCGGTTCCTGCACGACGCCTTCGTCCTTACCACCAAGGAGAAGGGCGTTCTGGCCGCCTTCTCCAGCGCGGCCCCCAGCGTATCCTAAGCATCCGAGGGGCGGGGCAACCCGCCCCTATCCTCAAAGGAGGACGACATGACCGGTCAAGAGATTTTTGACAGAGCCATACATCTGATGGCGGAGAGCGACGATTCCACCGGCGCGACCGTGACTCCCGATACGCAGGAGTACAAGGTCAAGAGCGTCGGGATACTGAACGTCCTCATCAACGAGTGCTATCCCTGGTCGGACACGTTCACGGCGGAGGATGGCAAAAGAGGGGTGCTCGACCCCATCTATTCGCTGGCCGAAGACGTGGATATGGACGACTTCATCTGCGGGTCTGTCCTCCCCTACGGCCTCGCGGCGGAGCTTTTGAAGACGGAGGACACCGGCACGGCCAACTATCTGTATCAGAGATACAAGGAGATGCTGGAGCTGGCGAAGAACTCTCTCTCCAACGGCTCGGAGAGCATCATCGACATCTACGGGATCGGCACGGAATACAACGAGTTTTCGCGGTGGTGAGTTATGGCTACGATCAGCGGCAGCAGCGATGAAAAAGTCTTCAAGATAGACAAGTGGCTGGGCCTGAACGAGAGCCCGGACGGCGACACCAAACTGAAGCTGGGCGAGGCCACCGTCATGAAGAACTGGCGGGTGACGAGAGACGGCAACCTCCAGAAACGCCCCGGCGCATTGAGTGTGGCGGAGCTGGGTGACACCCCCGTTCAGGGCGTGTGGAGCGGCACGGTCAGCGGCAAGGACTATCTCGTGGCGGCGTGTGACTCCAAACTCTGGAAGCTGTGGGCAGACGGGGATTGGACTCTCCCGGCGAATATCGGCGCGATCTCTACTACGGGACAGGTGAGCATGTTCGGCTACGGCGGCAACCTCTACATTCTGGACGGTGCGGAGTACAGGGTGTGGAACGGCACGACCCTGTCCACCGTGTCAGGCTACATCCCCGTTGTGGCGACAGCCGTACCCCCCGCCGGGGGCGGCATCACCTACGAACAGATAAATAAGCTGTCGGCTTACAGGAAGGTGCGCTTCTCCCCCGACGGGACGAGCACACTGTTCCAGCTCCCGGAGAAGAATCTGGGGGATATCGACAGCGTGACGAACCTCTCCACCGGCTCCGCCATGACCGGCTGGACAAAGAACAACACCAACGGCACGGTGTCCTTCACCTCTCCCCCTTCCGCGGGCAACAGCTATATGGAAGTGCAGTACCACATGTCCTCGGACTACCGGAGCCAGGTGGTGGCGATGAAGTACGCGGAGACCTACAACGGGGCGAACGACAACAGGCTCTTTCTGTACGGCGACGGGAGCAATCAGGCATTCTACTCCGGCCTGGACGAGAATGGAAAGTCGAGGGCGGACTATTTCCCCGATCTGAACGTACTGGACGTGGGCGAGGCGAATACGCCGATAACCGCCATGGTTCGACAGTATTCGACACTCGCCGTGTTCAAGACCAACGCGGCATACTTCGTTCAGTACGGCACGCTTGCGCTCGAAGACGGGAGCGTAGCCGCGGCCTTCTACACCACACCTTTGAACAGAGATATAGGGAACGCCGCCCCCGGACAGGTGAGGCTGGTGCTGAATAACCCGGTCACCCTGCACGGGAACGACGCTTACGAATGGCGTTCCACCACGGTACAGGACGAGAGGAACGTGAAACGGATCTCTGACAGAGTGGCCGCGACCCTCGCCTCCTACGACCTCTCCTCCTGCTTCTGCTGGGACGACAACGACGGGCAGGAGTTCTACATCTGTTATAACGACTCCGCTCTGGTGTGGAACTACGCGGTGGACGCATGGTACTTCTACGACTCTCTCCCGGTGGTGTGCATGTGCTCCCATAACGGGAAGGTGTACTACGGTACGCCGGACGGGAACGTGATGGAACTGGACGAGAGCCACGCATCCAACAACGGCGAGGCCATCGAAGCGAAGTGGGTGAGCGGAAGCATGGCCTTCGGCAAGGAGTTCATGCGGAAGTCTTCCGCCGTGCTCTGGGTGGGTCTGAAGCCGGAGGGCCGTTCCAGCGTCACCGTGACGATCAGGACGGACAGGAAAGCGGAGTACAGCGAGAAGATCATCGCGTCCTCTCTCGGCACCTTCGCCCACGCCAACTTCGGCGCGTGGTCGTTCCTGACCAACTACAGACCCAAACTGTACCGGCTGAAACTGAAAGCGAAGAAGTTCGTATACTACGCGCTCGTCTTTGAGAACGACTCCCTTGACGAGACGGCGACCGTCACCGCGGCGGACATCCGCGTCCGCTTCATCGGCTACGCGAAATAGGAGGAATTATGAGCATAACGAAACTGACGGATGATCTGGACATCATCCAGGCTCTGGACGACCTGCCCAACGACACCGGCACCCCTCCCCTGTCTGCGGCGGAACTCAAGGCGAAATTCGACGAGGCCGGCAACACCATTAAGACGTACATCAACGACACTCTCACGGACGAGGTGGACACGGAGCTCTCCGGGAAGATGGCCGCCCCCGGAAGCTACGGAACGGCTGGGCAGTATCTGGAAACCAACGGCGACGGCACCGTGACCTGGAGTACTCCTCTGGGCGCAGGCGATATGCTGGCCTCTCTGTATGACACGGACAGCGACGGCGTGGTGAACGCGGCGGACACGGCGGCGGAATGTACGGGGAACGCGGCCACGGCGACAACGGCCACCACAGCGGGAACGTGCACCGGCAACTCGGCCACCGCCTCCAAGCTCTACACGGGGCGGACTATCAAGATAGGCAACAGCGACGGCACGGGAGCGGGAACGGGCGTTTCCTTCGACGGCAGCGCCAACGTAACGCTGAGACTCCCCACTGCCATCACTGCCAATATCACGGGCAATGTCACCGGGTCTTCCGGCTCCTGTACCGGCACGGCGGCGAACGCCAACAAGGTGAACAAGGCGCTGACCTTCGGGGCGAAGACCTTTGACGGCAGCGCGGCGAAGACCATTGTGTTGAGCGACCTCGGCACGGTCGGCACATCGAACATCGCGGACAGCGCGGTGACGAACGCGAAGGTCGCCTCGGGCATCTCCGGGAGCAAGATCACCGGGGCCAACACCACGCTGAACGAATTCTCCGGGCGGCGAATCTACATCTCCACAGGCAACCCCTCCGGCGGCAGCAACGGCGACGTGTGGATCAAGTACACGAACTGAGGTGGAGTATGGCGGATTACAGCTTCGGTACGCTGACCCATTCGGATACGAGTTATGACCCGACACATCCGTGGATAGGGAAAGCACAGACCGGCTCTGGCCAGACGGACAGCTATGCAACAGTGACCCTGACGCTGAACAAGCGGTGCGTCATAACCAAACTGGCGTTCAAGGGCTGGTCCGTATCCGGGCAGCAGAAGACCTATCGTCTGACCCTCAACAACAGCACATACGCTTCAGCCACCAAGCCAACCAGTACAGGCAGTGTGCAGGGCCTGACCTTTACGCCGGGGGTTACACTCGCCGCGGGGGCGTATACCATCAAGGTGGAGACCACAGACAGCAACGTCGGGTACATGGGGATGCAGTACGGCGTGTTCCAGGTGGACACGGCAAACTGCGACATCACGGCGGCGGCGCCCAGCGTGCATGTGAAAGTCGGCGGAAACTGGAAACAGTGCGACGCTGTGTATGTCAAAGTCAACGGCACTTGGGTGGAAGCAAAGTCCGTCCACATTAAGGACGGCACTTGGAAAGAAGCCGACGGTTAATCAGGAGGAAGAGAAATGCCAAACGTAACACAGACGCAGGGGCTTGAACTGCGGCCCGTCACCATCACTCCCGCGGCATCTCAGCAGGCCGCGGCGTGGGTTCCCGCCACGCTTCCCACACAGGCTCCGAGCGGCAACGGCGGTCAGGCCGGAGGCGGCGCGGGCAGAAGCGGAGCAGCCGCGTGGACAGCGCCGAGCGGCCCGTCCTTCGATCAGGCTTCGACGCTGAACGTGAACGACCGTCTCCCTGCACCGCAGCCCACCGGCAACGGCTATGTGTCCGTGGCAGACCTGAACAGGGCCTCCAACGGCGCAGGCACCGCCCCGACCACGACGACCGCTCCCGCAACTGCTCCCGCCGCTCCTTCTACTACTCCCACCGCACCTTCCACCGCGCCGACCACCGCTCCCTCCGCCACGCCTTCCGGGTCTGTACAGGCCGGTGTCGCGCAGAGCGCCGCTCCTGCCAACACGGCGGGGCGGGTCGTCTCTCCCGAGGGATATACCCTCCGGGGGTATACGGCGCAGGAGGCTCCCGAGCTCCAGTATTACCGGGCG